AAGAGCACTAGCGAAGGTGGTAGTACCATCGGTAATGTTCATTGTATACGTGGTGACATCAGGCACGACAGTATAGTTTTGGAAACCGACATCCAACACCAGAGTGCCAGCGCCGACAGAGATGCCTACAGTGGTTCCAGCAGTGGCGGCAAGCGACACATCCTTTTCCACAACATAGGCGCGATTACGAAGAGATTGAACAACAGACATTATATTTCCTTTCGTTATAGACTAATCTTTTCGGATGTAGTCTATTACTTTATTTAGGAGATCGGTGTCTTCTTTGAAGAGTCCGATTCCAACATTACAACCCCAACACAAGAGCCCTCTAACTCGACCTGTTTCATGACAATGATCAACAACAAGTCTTGTATCTTTCCCACTGCCTTCTGAACCACACAATGCACATTTGCCGCATTGTTTGTTCATTAACTCAATGTATTCTTCCCATTCAAGCCCATAAGATCGACGGATGTGAGTGCGGTTTTTCCAAGCTGAATGACACGGTTTGCACCGAGGCATTGCGGCGTATCCTTCCGGTGATCTACTACCTTTACAAAAAGGATACTCCGTATATCGCTTGTATTCACCGCACTCAACACACGTCCTATCTCTAAGTACCGCATGGTTTTCTGAAAGAGAAGGGAACATGTGTTGAGTATATCAGGACTACGCTACGTTGTACTTGGCCCTGACAATAGCCTCGGGGCGAAGCAGCTTGCGACCGTACACATGCATACCGCGAACGATGTCAGCAAAGCTGTCAGGATCGCGATAGGTTTCGGTCTTGGTGATGGTCTCAGCAGTAGCCACAGCCGACTCATGACCGGCAACGATGATGCCGTAGTTGTCGTTCTGGTTAGCCGTACCAGCAGTGCCGGGACCGGTGCCAATAGCAGGCAGGTTGTTCGACACATACACCTTGAAACCGTGCAGGTTGTTCAGCACAAGACCGTTCTGCAGACCAGAGCCACCGAAGTCGCTGTTGAGCAGACGGCTGTCTTCGTCCTTCAGCATTTCCACGAAGATCGGGTCAATCACAAGGAAACGACCGTTTGTATCAACGTTTTGTTGATCAAGCAGACGAGACATGCGAGAGATGATCATCAGCGGCGACACGCGGTCAGTCGGCAGAGAAGACGTACCCGGCAGACGCGGAGTCACAGGGATAGAATGCTCACCAGCAGACGCTGTCGTGATGCTAGCAAAAGAACCCTTCTTCAGCTTCATCGTAGCCAGCAACTCATCGCTGTCAGCAGACGCCACAGCCTTAGTACCGGGAGCCGTAGTACGAGCAACGTTAGCGTTACCGTTCAGAGCAGCTTGTTGGAAGCCTGTCAGATAACCCAGAACGTCTTGGTCGTAGTTGTCCTTCAGACGATAGGCAGCACGATCAGACGCCAGAGACATCCAGTTGATGTGCGACTGCGAAGACTCAATGTCGTCAACCTTGAAAGCGAAGTAGGCAGACTTATCGACCACCAGAGTGAAGTCGCTGTCATCGAGGTCTTGTGCGGTCACTTGAGTGCCACGCGCATAGTTCTTGACAGAGATTTCAGGTTCCTTGATGATCTTCACCGAGTCGCCCACATTGGCGATTTCGCCAAAGTAGTCGTTATTGGTGATAGCTTCAACAACGGAAGACTTACGGAAAGCAAGCTGAACTTGCTTGGAATAGATAACCGGCGACCAGTTACCAGCAGGAAGATTGCCCCAACCCGGAGCAGCAGCAAATGCCATGATGATTTCTCCTATATTAGCATTTAATACTGTCTTAGGATTTTATCGGGCCTTGCGAGAAATAGGTGGTTATATTTAACTGATCTAGTTTCAATTAACTACAACGGCTATCTGCTTGGGTTGTCGATACAACACTTGACAGAAACAAAAAAGACGTTGCCATTTCTGACAACGTCCCCGTTGAAACACGTTTTTAACGCAGTGTCAAGCGTTAACGCGCATTTCCTGAAATATCGTACACAAATTTACCAGAACGCATTGCTTTTACAATGTTTTCTTGATTTGCTTCGTATTCATTGATAGACATCTTCTGCACTTGGCTTTCATAGAAAACACCTTCTTGATCTGCCGTTGCATTCGGAGTAGATCGTCCACGGGTGTTAACAGCCTGTGCAGCAGCTTTGCTGTCAGCACGTGGACGACGACTAATATTGCGATCTGCTTTGTACAAGTCAATAGCACGTGCAGCAGAACGGAAGTCATCGTCGTTTTCATAAAGAGCATCCTGCACCCACTTAGGTTGCTCTTCTGCCCAATTATGAAAGTCATCGCTGTCTTCGATCTTGTCAAAGTCAGGATGGAGCTTTAGCAACTCGACACGGGCTTTCTCACGCGATGTTTCTCGTTCGCTCTCGTCCACCTTACGCATACGCTCTTCAAGAGACTTCTGCGTCTCCTTTGCCTTCTTCAGCGCAATGCTTTCAACGATGCGATAGACGTCGGGATATTGACGAGCCCATGCATCAATGTCTTCATCACGTGCAGGCAGCTTCATCTGCGTCTCTGTAGTCTTTTGAACAAGTGCCTTTAGTTCATCGACTTCTTTTCGAAGATCGTCTTCAACCTTTTGCGAGTGCCGACGAAGATCGCCGTAACGCTTTTTGAAAGTTTTTTCTTCTGCCGACAAATTTTCGTCAGAAGTTTCTTCCTTAGCTTCTTCAGAATTGACATTGGATTTGAGGTTTTCAAGTTCTTCCTCATCTTTCTTAATGCGATCTTCTAGCGCATTGCGGCGCAGAGAAAACGGAGCAACCTTAGTTTGTACAGGTACGACAATTGCATTTGACATGTGTTGAAAAATCCTTTAATGATTATTTAAAAATGATTTGGTGAGTAATAATAGTTTTATTCCATTGAGACTGCGACATTGTCGAAATATCCTCGACCACCACCACCGCCACCGCCAAAATCACCCATCATATCCCAACTCCAGAAGTCTATATCAAACCAGTCACCGTCGTCAAATTTTCTGAATTTTGGTGTAAATCCTGTATCAATATCATCGGCTTGTGTTTCAACTTGACGATTAAAAACGTTATTAGCAATCTCTTCTTTGCTCATATACGAGCCAAGTTCCGTTGCTTGAAGAGCATCGACTGCAGCATTCTTTGCATTATTTATAGCAACATTTTGATCGATACCACTGACAACAGCATCTGCAGCACGTTGTGCAAATGTGCCAATCTGCTCGTCAGAAAGTCCAGTATCTCTTAGTGCGTCTGATACAGCAGCACTTGCTTGAGCGGCAATACTACCTGTACCAATGGCACCAGCAGATGCTGCAGGCTTAGAAGAGGTGTTGTCTGTAAGCTGATCAATCTGTGAAGCTGCACCGGCTCTGCCTTCTGTAGTTGATGTATCAATTCCACCAGCTTCACCAACAATTTCTTGATTGAGTCTGCCTATCCATTCGTTATATTTATCAGCACCAAATTTATTGATAGCAAGACGAGCAGGTAATGTCGCAATGCCGGGAATACCCATTGCAGACGCAATAGCACTACCAATAGTAGTTGCAAGTCTTACATCGGAACTAGTGATGCCAGAGTGTAGGTCTTGAATTGTTACTTCACCAGCGGGTCCACTGCCACCGGGATTGTAAATCATATCATTACGACCAAAGTCTGCAAGATTGCTACCCGTATACACACCACTGACGCCAGAGCTTGCACCAGAGTTCTGTGAGTCTGAAATTTGTTGTTGTTGTGTTGCTATTGACCCTGATGTTGCTGATATATTGTTTGTTACACCGCCGCCGCCAGCGCCACCTCCTCCCCCACCGCCAGCGCCACCACCAGCTTCGCCGCGAGTGTCGCTAGGAGTTATTCTTCTTGTAGGTCTGCTACTCTGCTGTATAGCACCGTTTGGCATAGGCTTCATAGGCTTGTTATTGATGAACGGCATGTAGAAGTCTTTACCTTCATTGTCTTTGAAGAAACGAATATCCAATGCAGGATTCTTTGGTGCTTTTTCAATGTCGTAATAGCTAGCGTTGACAAAGCCGCCAATATTGAATGCCATCTCCGTTTGACGACCAATTTCATTTTGATCGACTTCCTTCATGATGCCATCAATTTCGTTTTCGAAGTCGTCATCTTCTTTATAAGTGTCATCAGACGCTTCACCAACGGCTTCAGCATTTCCCATCTGACCAATGTCGTTCATACGAGCAAGACCACGCTTAGCATCGTCTCGCAGTTTCATCAGTCGCTCAAGACCAATGAAACGAACAACATCAGCAGGGATGACAAATTCACCCGGTGACAACTTAGCGTCAACATCATCCCTCACTTCTTCAGCAAGAGAGCCGACAGGCACATCGTTACCGCTGACAGGATCAACAGACTTTCCATCGTCCATCATCCCGCCTTCAGCGAACAACTTCTTTTTGTTTGTAGTGATGGCTCCAACGCCAACTTTACTACTACGCTTTTTCCCGAAGCCCATTGATTTCGTCCTTCAGTTTTGTGAGCGATTTAAGCGCCATAATGGCACCTTGTGCTCGGTACAGTTCTGTCACTTCTGATGCTTGCTCAAGCTTTCGCTGATGATTGTCCATATGAGCATTTAGCATTTCCATAAATGCTTCCCATTGGTGATATTGCGTCAGAGTACCAAGTTTGGCAAGATATTGTTTCGCTATCATTGCATCGAAGGCTGTTGAGGAGCAGCGCTAAAGCCTTGTTCACCCGGAGTCGGGGCAGTGCCAACACCAATATTGCCACCACCACCACCGCTAGTATCAGACACTGGCATTGGTTGTTCTCCCGCAGCAGGAGGGGCACCACCCGGTGCTGCGGGCGCAGCAGGGGGCTGCATCTTCTGCAACAGAATAGCCTGCTTAGCTGCCTCTTCCATATCGTTTGCAACCAACGCAGGGTCCAAGTCCATCGACTTGGCAATTTCCTTGACGATGTATGGCAACTTAGCAAAAGGAGCCAGCACAGGATTTTGTACAACCTGCAAGAACTGAAGCAGACGCTGACTACGAACTTCATTAGCCATCAACGACTCAGTGCCACGCGCATTAACCTCAAGATCACCAACAATGTCGGGATCAGGATCAAATTGCATATTGAAGCTGAAGAAAGCTTCACCAATAGGACGAAGCAAATAGTCGTCCATGTTCTTAATAACAGTTTTGATGTTGATAGAGGCAGCATTCATCAACATAGAAATGCCAGATGATGTGCGACCAACACCGCTTACGCCTGTTTGTCCGTGAGCAAACGAAGGCATACCTGTAGACTCATCAGCAAGCACTCGCGCCTTATCAAATAGCTGAAGATTGGTTTGAGCTACGTTGGGAAATGATGTTCCGAATAGGGCTTGACCGGGTGCGCCGCCTTGACGACGAAACACCTTACCGGGATACACCGTCAAATCTTGACCGGGCACCAGATTGGTTTCATCAATCTCAAATACGAGATTTCCAGAAAGCACAGCGTTGTCTACAGCAAGCCGCATAAATCCATTCATCAGAGTTTGTGTGTCGTCCATGTTTTCAGACACGCCAACACCAAACATCGAATACGGATTTAGCTCATATGGGACAACATAGTAAGGG